AAAAGATAATAACTCTATACCAACTACTGATGATGTTTTTCAAGCTTGGAAATGTGAATACAAAGCAGGATGGCATAGTGTACAAGCAGTGCCTCAACCAATTATACAAGCCATTAAAATAATGGTGGCAGATATGTATGAAAACAGACAATCGGTAATAGTAGGAAAGATAGTCTCTGAAATACCAAGAACGGCACAATACTTAATGAACCCATATAAAGTACAAACATTATGATAGCAGTGGGCCAATTAGACACTCCAATAGTAATAGAAAAACCGACATTTACAGCCAATGCAAACTATGGAGGAATACAAGATGAAACGTGGTCACTGGCAACAACATCATCATATGTATGGTCACATTTAGTTTATAGAGCAGGCAAAGAAGATGATGAAGCAGAGCAAAAAGTAGGGCAACAAAAAGTAGATTTTTATATACGGTTTGGAGATTTACAAGATACGATACAACCATCCTGGAGAATAAAATATGAAAATTCTGCAAGCCAAAGCGTATATTATTATATAGAATCGATAGCACAAGTGGATGGTAGACATAAAATGACAAAAATAACTGCACTAGCAAAAGACAACAACTGATGAATATAGGAACAATAAACGCAGGTAAAGTGCTAGGCAACAAAGAGCTACAAGCAGCAATGCGTAGAATACCATATGCAGTTAAAAGAAATAAATTTTTTATGGCCGTATTCAGACAAGCATCAAAACCAATAATACAATCGGCAAGAGCAGAACTATCAAAATATAATGAATATAGCCAGACAGGACAATTAAGAAAATCAATAAAAGCTTTTAGTACAAAAGCAAGTAGAAAACTACCTGCTTTATATGTAGGACCAAAAGCGACAGGAGGCTCGGCAAAAAAGAATGACCAAAGAGGGGGTGGTTTTTATGGAGCTATGCTAGAATATGGAACGGCAACATCAGACCCTCATCCATTTATGAGGCCAGCTTGGGACAAATCACAAGGAAGTGCAGGAAGCATCCTACTAGAGGGAAGCAGAGCAATAGTGGAAAAAGTGCTACAAAGAGAAACAAAAGGACTTAAAAGAATATATAAATAATGAGAGCAGGAGCAATAATATATCCTTTACTGACAAATTACGCAGGACTGACATCATTAGTCCCAGCAAATAAAATCTTTGCTCTAAGAAGCCAACAACCAACAGGAGGACCATATATAGTATATAGAGAAATAAGCTCCGTACCATTAGACACAAAAGGAGACTCAACGAGTACAACGGCCGACCCACGAATTAAACAAAGGTCGATACTAGATACATCAAGAGTGCAAATATCAGTTTTTGCAGAAACATACCTATCAGTAGAAAACATAGCAGTAAAAGTAAGACAAGCACTTGATCGTGAATGGGGAAGCGTGCAATCACCATATCAAAATGACATATCACTAGACTCTTGCATTTATGAATCATCAGTCGATGATTACGATGATGACTACGGACAAAGAGGAATATATATAAAGCACTTAGACTTTAAGCTAAGAATAAACAGAATAGACATAGACAATAATTAAATTAATTAAAATGGACATAATACTTAAAAAGGAATACATAAGCCCACAAAATAGAATATATCCAATAGGAAGCAAACTAGCCTGCGATAATGAAACGTATGAAAGATTGCTAGCAAATGATGGATGTGAGCCAAAACCAGGAGACAAAAGAAAAGTAAAAACTAAGAAAAAAGTAGAAGAAAATGGCACTGATAAATAGTCAATCTATTATAGAGGCAGGATTAACTCCAACATTGACATCATTAGAAGCAACATCTAATACTTTTACTAACGGAGGTAATGAATTTATAATGGTACAAAACGAAAGTGGAGGCAATGCTACAATAACAATAACTGCAACGACAACATCAGTCGATAATGAAATATATGGAGATTTAGCTAAAGAAAATGCAATACACGTTATAGCAAATGGCAAGACTGCATTTATTGGAACGTTTCCTGTTTCGGCATATAACGGCACAGATGGAATATGTACTTTTACTTTATCGACAACCTCTAGTATAAAAGTGGCAATTTTAAAAGTAGCATAATGGCATTAAACGGAATAGTAAACGGAACAGAGTATCTATTATATATAGATGCACAAGCCGTGGTTTTTGGGACATCGGTGGGATTTAGCGTAGATGTAGATACCAAAGATATATCTGCAAGAGAAACGCACAACTGGAGAAAATCACTACTATCAACAAGAAAATGGTCTATGGAATTTGAAGGAAAACTGGCATACAAACTAAATAATGGAAGTGTACCAACAGGATATACATTCAATGAAATTATCGATGAATTGTATGTCAATCAAGATAAAAAATTTATAATGATAAAAGCATTACATAACAACACATCAACCTGGGGAGGATTTGCTTATTTGACATCGGCCTCAATAGATGCACCGAATGAAGACAATAGTACATTTAATTTAACATTTGATGGAGTGCAAACATTAGTACAAGCATAAAACAAGAAACTGAAAACAAATAATAAAAAAAATAATAAACTTAAAAATTAAAAAATTATGGCTACAGATGGAGTAATCAATGGAACAAAATTCGGAGTTTATGTAGCAGGCACAAAAGTAGCCTATGCAACATCAGCTTCTATATCAATGAATCACAACTTAAGAGACACTAGTACAAAAGACTCTGGAGGATGGAGAGACCAACTAGAAGGACAAAGAGACTGGGAAGTTTCTGTGGAAGGAATGTTAATATTTACAAACTTAGATGGTACAGCAATAACTGGTGCAGCATTTGATGATTTATATACAACATACATAGCTACAAGAACTCAGTTCGAATTAAAATTCTCTACAGAAGTTACAGGAGACTACAAATGGACTGGTCAAGCTTTTCTAACATCATTATCAGCAGATACACCAAATGAAGACTCAAGTACGTGGAGTGGTTCATTTAGTGGAACTGGAGCATTAACAGCAGCAACAGTATAACAACAACGGAGCAAACCCTGGCTACCTTTTTATTTGTTAAAGGGGTGGCTAGGGCTAACTCTTAATTTTAACCTTTAACAAATTATAAAAAAAATGAAATACGAATTAGTAAAAATAGCAAACAAAAATTATCCTATATTTTTTGGATTTAATGGACTAAGAAAATATTGTGCAGCAACAGGAACATCACTAAATAAATTAATGAACCTAGGTCAAGATATGACACTCGACCAGGCTCTACAATTAGTGTTAGTAGGAATAGAAGAAGGATGCAGAAAATCATCTCAAGATTTCACACTGACAATAGATGAACTCGGAGATTTGCTAGATACAGATATGCAAGGATTGACTAGAGCATTAGAAATATTTGGCAACCATATGGGACATAATATAGGAGGCCAAAATGATACACCAAAAAAAAAGGCCAAAAAGAAATAAGACAAATATTAACATTTGATATGTTAGAGCAAATAGCACTCGGAGAATTAAATATGAACTTAGATGAATTTTATAATATGTGCCCTCGCAATTTTTACAATGCTCAAATAGGAAGTAGAAGACTATACGAGCAAAACCAACAAGCCGAATGGGAAAGAGCAAGATGGATGGCCTGTGTTATTATAAATCCACATCTTAAAAGAAGCATAGACCCTAAAAAAATTACTACGTTTCCTTGGGAAAAAATGCAAAAATTATCTGCATCGAAAAAACACGATATAGAAAAAATCATTCGAGACTCAGAATATGATGATTTATTACAAAAAAACTTAAATTAATATGCCAAAAAAAGCCCTAGCCTCCTTAAATGTAGTAATTAATGCAGTAACATCTCCACTTTTTAGAGGATTAAAAGTAGCACAAAAACGACTGGTAGCATTTGGAACTAAAATGAAAGCCATAGGAAGAAGTATCTCTATGAGTTTCACTCTTCCGTTTGCAGCCGTTGGAGTAGCAGGAGCTAAAATGGCTATAGATTTCGAAAAGAATATGACCAAGATAAACACCTTGGTCGGACTTTCGGCAAAAGAAGTTAATGCATTTCAAAAAGATGTAATGAAACTATCTGGAGAAACGGCTCAAGCACCAGCTGAACTCGCTGATGGTTTGTTCTTTTTAACATCTGCAGGACTCAGAGGAGCGAATGCAATGGAGACATTAGAAGCCGTATCAAAAGCAACTGCAATAGGGCTAGGAGAACAAACTGACCTGGCTAAAGTCGCTGCAGCAGCACAGAATGCATACGGAGAAGAAAACCTCTCAGCAGCAAAAGCTCTCGATATATTTGGAGGAGCAGTAAGAGAAGGTATGTTTGAAGCTTCAGAGCTTGCTGAAGTATTAGGAACACAACTAGGACTATCATCAAGCCTGGGGGTTTCATTTGAAGAAACATCAGCATTTATAGCTACATACACAAAAGTGACTGGCGATGCTAAATCAGCATCTACAAGTTTTGGAGGAGTTATGATGGCACTAGCAAAGACCACTCCACAGATGGAGCGAGCCTTAAATAAAGTAGGAATGACTGGCGATAGCGTAAGAGATAGCCTGGGAACAAAAGGCCTCAGACAAACGCTGATAGACATTAAAACGGCATTCGAAGAAAACGATGTACCTTTAACTCAATTCTTTAGTAAATCTCAAGCTTTAAAAGGGGTGCTCGGAGTTTTAGGAAACCAGACAGAAACATATGGCGAAGTTTTAGAGGGTATGTCTACATCTGCTGGAATGGTTAATGATGGATTCGAAACTTTAGAAGAACAAGCAGGATTTAAAATGGCTAAAGCATTTAATGACTTAAAAAATGCAACATTAGAACTGGGTGCTATTTTAATGCCAATATTTACATTTATAGCAAAAGGAGCTGTCAAGATAGGGAAAGGTTTCAAAGAGCTAGATGAAGGTACTAAAAAATTAGTAGTAGGAGCAGCAGCAATAGTAGCAGCATCAGGACCACTGATGACATTAGCAGGAGGACTGGTGACAGTATTCGGAATGTTACTATCACCGATAGGTTTAGTAGTCGCAGCACTAAGTGGCGTTTTTTATGTTATTTATACAAACTGGGGAAAATCAAAAAAAATATTTGTAGATTTTATAAATTATTTTATAGATTTATATAATGAAAGTATGATATTTAGAGCAGCAGTAGAAAGCTTTAAATTAGTTTTTATACAATTATATGATACTATTAAATTTTTCTTTAAAATTACATTACAAACAGCTAAGAATTTCGGCTCAACATTTACTGATTTATTTAGTGGAATAGGAGACATAATAAAAGGAGCTCTAACTTTTGATAAAAGTATACTAGATACAGGATTCAAAAATTTTAAAGAAGCTTTCGGAAAAACTATAGGAGGTCCAGAAATTGAAAAAATGACCGAAGATTTTGGTAAAAAATTTAATGCAAACGTAAACTCAGCAATAAATAATGTACAAAAAAGAGGCAAGGTAGAATTTATAACAGAATCAGAGGTACAAGGAAGCGTAGATGATATAAGTAACTGGTTAACTACTAAGTTAAATGCAGTAAAAAAGAAGCTAAAAGGGTTTATGGGTGGCAATGTTCTGCCAGTACCAGGAGCAGAAGGAGAAGATGGTGTAGCAGAAGGAGGTACACTATTATCAGTAGACATAGAAGACTCATTAAAAAAACAAAAAAGTTCACTACAAAAATATCTAGAATGGGCAAAAGAAGGATATGAAGGTTTTGCTAATAAAGTATCAGAAGTATGGGGTAACATTTCACAGATAGCAGGAGCAGCACTAAAAGGCATAGGTGATTTATTCGCAGCAGAACACGAAAAAGAAATGACAATACTAGAAAATAAACAAACTGCTAGTGATGAATCATTTGCTAAAGACCAAGAAAGAGAATTATTAGCTGTTCAAAATTCTAAAATGAATGAAGAACAAAAGGCAGAAGCATCTAAAAAAATAAATGACAAATATGCAGGACTTAAAAAAACTGCAGATGACAAACTAGATGCTCAAAGAAAAGCACTGGAGAAAAAACAAGCAAAACGAGAAAAAGCAATGAAAATAGCTAGTGCTATAATGGGAACTGCAGAAGCCGTAGTAAGTGCTTTATCAGCAGGACCGATAGCAGGACCAATTCTAGCAGCAGTAGTGGGAGGACTTGGAGCAGCACAAATAGCTACTATAGCTTCTACACCAATACCTATGGCAGAAGGAGGAATAGCATACGGACCAACAAATGCACTCGTAGGAGAATACCCAGGAGCAAAAAATGACCCAGAGGTAGTAGCACCATTATCCAAGCTTAAAACAATGCTAGGAGGCCAACAAATGAATATAGGATTAAATGTAGGTGGGGTTTTAAAAGGAGAAGACATCTACCTATCTAACGAAGAAACAACAACCACTAGAAAACGATATATATAAATGGCATTTAATAGAACCTTTTACTTTGACTTTAGAAGCAACAACAATATAAAATATAGATTAGAAATATATGATGATGTAGAAACTTCAATATTTAATCAAGAAGGAACTCTAGGAAGCCAGGCAGTTAAAGTAAAATACGGAAGCGAAGGCTCTAAAATGTTTGCTCCTTTAAAACCATCTACGCTAACAATAGATATGATGGTCACAAACCAGACAGAATCTTTATACATAAAAAAATTAAAAGAAGACAGGCAAGAACGAGACGTATATGTAGGTTTATATAGAGAAACACTAAACGGAACGGTAACACCTCAGTACGGACCAGTATGGGGTGGTTATTTGTTAATGGATTTATCAAACGACCCAGATGAAGCAATGCCATATAATATACAACTTAAATGTATAGATGGACTGGCATCTTTAAAATACTATGATTTTATACCAGACACACTAGACCAAACACCAGAAAGTTTATATGATATAGAAGACACATACCTGGACAATTCACTATCTACCTGGCGTACATTTACAGATTTAATATCTATATGTCTAGGAAAAACTGGATACTTTACTACAACACAAGGAAGCCCACAAGCTCCATCATTTACAACGGCCGTTAATTGGTATAATGGAGAACACGCTAATACAACAATAGACCCACTAGCAAACACCAGGGCTAAACCTTCAATCTTCTATGAAATAGAAACTCAAGGCAACGATGTAATAAAATACAAAGCGATGAATTGCTATGATGTATTAGTGGCCATTTGCAAAGCTTGGGGAATGCGTTGTTTTTTATGGAAAAACAGATGGTACTTTGTACAAATAAATCAATGGGAAACCAATCAAACAGGCACGCAACTCAATCCAGATGATATAGATAATTATACATATACTATGGCTGGAGTCCAAAGTGCTACAAGCGACTCAATACAAAGCTTCTGGGGTACATATCAACTTTTTGTAGATAACACACAAGCAGGAACAAATGTGAGAAATTACAAAATGGCAGGAGGGCAATACGGAACACTGCCTGCATTCAAAAAAGTAACTATTGACTTTCAAAATGTATCGAATATAAATTCATTCACAGAATTCCCACCTATACCACTAACAAGTGGAGCAGGAGCTCCAACATCGACTGGAAATTATTATGAATTTACATCACTAGGAAATTTCACATTTGATGGCACAACAACACAATCATTTTATCATAGAATAAATCTAGCACTAACTAACAACGGACAAGAATCTGGTACATTCCAAACACAATGGGTATTAGTAGCGAGACCAGCAGGAACAGGAAGTAACACTGCAAACACAGAACCATACGTAAATGGATGGACTAAATATATGCACTTTGACCTTTCAACTATGCAACACGTATGGGGAAATGCTACTGGTTTATCTTGGGCAACTTGGCCGTGCGTAGACACATTTCCAATAATACCAGGAAATCAAACGATAGAAATAACTACAGGAGCTTATCAATTCCCAACATTTCCAAGCTCAACATTTACAGCTGGAGACTGGGAACTAGGATACTATGTTAAATCATCTTCTACAGGCACAACAACATCCTGGAGTGGACACGGAAGATTTTCTCCAGATGTATATAATGCAAAC